CTCTGGTCAGATCCCAGTATTACAGACTACTAACCTAATTATTAACGTTAGCGGTGGTTTGTCATGACAGTACTTGTAAAATCTTAGAGAATAAACCAAGAGAATAGAATAGGTGAGAAATGGTTGCTCAGTACCCTTCAGCAATTAGGTCGTTTACCCCAAAAGTAGACCTCGTAGACACAGTTTTTGCTGACCACGTAAACGTCCTTCAAGACGAAACACGTGCTTTACAGGTAACCCTAGGAACTACTCTTCTTGCTTCAACTAATTATTCTGGTATTTTTAGTCAAACGTCAACTTGGTCAAGCTTGTCTGCTCGTTTAGCTAATATTGAAGCTGGACTAGTTACTGGAGTTACTGGATCCCCTTACTTTAAGAAAAGTGGAGATTCTATTACACCCACCTCTGGAACAGTTGGATTGGCCCTTAAAACTGCAGCGGGTGCCTCTAATTTAATTGAAACTAGAAACGCGGCAAATACTCTTAATTTTCGTGTTGATTTTGATGGCCTTCCAAAAGTTGGTAATAACGACGTTCTATACGTTGGTGGTTCGGCGTACAATTCTCTAACAACAGTACTAACAGCTATTGAAACAATCGCAAAGGGAAACAGATTTAATCCGTTCTTATTAGCTGGCATGTAACTTAACAGGAGCAAAATATGGCAAAGTATGCATTTGGGATTTATGGTAATCCCAGTTTTAAGTATGGTCAAAGCGATGCTGACCGCCTTTATTACTCCTCCCAACTTACTGCTTGGGCGTACGACTATGGGGTTATATCTTTACGCTGGAAGTCTGTAACGGCTGATCCAGCTGCGGTTGCTCTTGGAGAACAACTAACTCATTGGCGCCTAACAAAAAACTTTACTGGTACTCCTGATGGAGCTTATGCAGGAGAAGCTATTGCTTTTGATACCACCGGAACTTTCCTAACTAGCTACATTGATACTTCGTCAGACCTATCAGATGAAAATAGGGAAGTAACCTACACACTATGGATTTTTAGTAGCTTATCTGGGTGGTTAAACTGCGGCACAGCAAAAGTAAACACCATTATTGAGAATAAAACTCAAACTTACTTTAAAAATTGGCTGCCCGCCGCTTGGTTAAACGAAGAAAACGGTGTAGGAGACGCAGTTGGAGATTACAACGAAAATGAATTTACAGCTGTTTTAGACGCTTATGGACTTGAATACGATAAAATAAAAGTACAGGCAGAGCTGCTATATAACTCTTTTGATGCGTACAAAATTCCATCTAATCTATTAAAGAATAAGATTACAGATCTTGGGTTTATTTATGAACCTGCTTTGGGAGATACTTACCACCGTTCTTTGTACAAAACAGGAAACTTTGTAAACTCTGCTAAAGGCACTAAAGCAGGGATTACTACTTATGCCACTGCCCTAACACATTGGGATAGCGACATTACCTATGGGCATAACTTATTTTTAGATTACAACGATTCATCTTTTGAAGAATCAATTGGTCGTTGGTCAGCAACTAACGGCACATTATCTGTGTGCACTTATGCAAATACTCTATCTACTTTAGGTGTAGCAATACCTGCAATTGTCCCAGATTTATTTAACAGAGACTACCCACTACGCTCAACTTCTGTAGGAGTAGTAACAGCAAGCAGCACTAGTGATATAACTTTACGTTGTCCAGGAGCTTCCGCTAATTCAATTCTTTATGGAATTCCAGTTACTGCCGGAGTAAACTATATATTTAAGGGCTACATACGTGCAATTACTAATAACTATACTGCAGTAGCAAAAATACAATGGTTTGATAGTGCTGGCGCATCTATTTCTACAACTGCATCAGGACCAACAGTTACAGCAGGAACAGGTTTTTGGGCAAACTTTGCGTCTATCTCAACTACCGTAGAAGGTGGGTTTACTGCACCTGTTGGAGCAACTTATGCAAAACCAACTTTAGTTATAACCCCAACGGCTACAAGCGATAAATTTGTATTGGATATGTTTCAATTTAGAGCTTTACCTGCAACTGAAATATCTCCTACAGCTAAGCTTCCTGGATATACCTATGAGGACGCCCGCCTAGTAAAACTAAACATCAATCCTGATATTTCAAATATAATTCCAAACTCAAACTTTGTTAACGGCATTGGCGGTTGGGAACCTTTTAACGCTGAAGTTGTTCATCAAAATTTTGCTGCAGGACAAGACGGAGTAAAGTTAACCGCTCTGTCAGATGGTCGAGTAGGGTTTGTATCTGACTGGATTCAAACAGCCCCAGGAAGCCCCCATAGTTTTTCTGTATTTGTAAAGGGACCGGCACGAACAGCTAAATCTCGTATTGAGTTCTCAGCACCTCAAACTGAAGAAGAACAAACAGCTGTATTGACAGATGTTGATGGAAAATTCTTTAAAAAAGAACCTTATTTTGCTGATAGTGAAAGTATTACGTTAAACGCATCTACATTTACTAAAACAACAGTTACTGCAGTATCTGCTGTAGAAACCCCTGACTACGGTAAGCCTGTAGGAAAGGTTTCTGTATACATAGACAACGCTCAATTAGGTGACGTCTTTTACATTACTTACCCTATTTTAACCCAGTCTTCTAGCCCTCAAGATTGGTTCTGTGGAAGTAATGGAATAACTTTTAGCGACCCTAACGTTACTACTTATTACCCAACTAGTGATCTTACATGGGAACGCAAAGACCAATTTAACATGGTAAGTCTTTCTACTTTAGAGAACGTTTCAAAATGGACTGGAGCTTCTGGGTCTACGGTAACTGTACAAACTGGCGGAACAGTAAAGTTTGGAACTACCTCTATGAAAATTTCTGCTACTGGAGGCGGAGCTGCAACTACAACTGTAAAACTTCCTATGGGAGCTGCAAAGGGTGGAGAAGACATTGCGGTTTCTACGTACGTCTACGGACCTGCAGGCCTTTACTCAATAAGCACTAACGGACAAAAATCCGGTAACTTTAGACTTGCAGCAAATACTTGGATAAGAATACACACTGAACGAATTGCTGTAGCTGGTGAAACACAGTTTGATATAACTGTTGCTTTATCTGACGCAGGTTCTGGTACAAAGGTATTTTATGTTGACGGAGTTCAAGCAGAGTACGGACGGGTTCCTACTCCTTACATTGATCCAGCTCAAGCTACTACTGCTGTAGTTCAAAACCCTTCTGATGCTGGAGAAACAGTTGCCGTAGCTAATAACTACATGGTAGGAAGCGGACGTAGTTTTTATGCAAATAGGTACATTCAAAAGTATGCTCGTTTAAAGTCTACTTTGAATAAGGTTATGCCTGCGGGATCTACTTGGTCTATTGAAACCCCAACAACAAGTATTGCTTTTCCGGATGTTGAAAACAACTTAGCTCCATCAGGTTCATTTGAAAACTCAACAAGTGGTTGGTCAGGGGTAAGCGCATCTTTAACTAGAACAATTGCTAGAGGAAGCGTATTTGACGAAACTTTAGTTCAAGGAGCTGCTTACTGTAAAGTTAGAGCAAGTTCTTCAGGAACATTTGGTGCTATTACAGACTACATCCCTGTAGAACCAGGTAAAGGCTATTATTTATCAGCAGCAGCTCGCCCAGAAAACGAAGACGCCTATGGAACATATGTAATTAAGTTAAAGTGGTATGACTTAGCTCTAAACTTTTTAAGAGAAAAAGACCACATCATAACTTTGAATAGAAGCGACAGATGGGCATACTTAGATATCGTAGCTCCTGGATCTAAAACAGTTAACATTAATACTGTTGCTGTAGCTTCAAACGTAGTAACTATTACTACTGTTGGAAATCACGGATTTTCAGTGGGAGAAGAACTATACGTAGGTATTAACGAAGGTGCTTTTAACTCCATAATTGGAAACGTAATGATTACCGCGGTAACCGCAAATACGTTTTCTTACGCAGCAACTTTTGCAAATACTGCGGCTACTGAAATAAACGGTAGAGCTACATTTGCTAACACTAGCGTTGGGTTTGCAAAAATTGAAGTAACCTGTACCCCATCGGTCTCAGGAACCGGTCGAGTCTTCCACCTTGACAAGGTTTTGTTTAGAAGGTAGGTTTCCCCTATGACTGAACTTTTAGTAGCAGCTTGGGCAACAGCCTGTCTATTAACGGCCATAGAAGAACTATTAATATCCCTAGGAAAATGGAGGGGCTTACTAGCCCTCTCTATGAGCACAGTAGCCTGTTTAGTTCTTATGCCAATGGGGTGGAGTTTAATCTTCTACGTCCTTGCGTCAGCTTTTGTAGGTCTAACCTCATCCGTCATTATTGAGAACCTTGTAACCGGCACTCCAGAAAGAATTCAACGCGGGTTGCCAAGAAGGGTACCTCCCCTATAGAGTCTGCTCCCACAAGGAGGAGATTATGAAATCAGATACAGATCCAAGATTATCTTTACGTGCCCGAGGACTTTACAGATTCTTTGTTGAAGTAGGGCGAGTTATACCAGCACAAGAATTAGCTGATTCTGCTGCAGTTCCTGAGGGATTGCACTCAGTTGAGTCTGCCATGAAAGAGTTAAAAACTTTTAATTATATAAAGGCAGTAAAATATCAGGCCAAGGGAACTACTCAATGGCGTACTCTTTTAAAGTTTACGGATGAGTCTTTAAACCTATTTATGCCTGAATTTGCCGACAAGCGAATTTCGCCTGTTCTGTCCACCGTTAGTACTAATAGCTATAGTGATATGTCTAGTAGTTTAGATATAGATACAGTTACTAACGTAACTGTATCTATAGGGGCTGCGCCCCTTAAAGAATCTGGAGGAGTAAAAATGGCTTGGCCAACATTTGAAGATAACACAGTCCCGAAATCCAAGGTCAAGTCTTTGGATACTGACGATGATTCCGGCGCTATCGGAAAAGTAAGTTCTCTAAAGGTTGGGGGTGCTCGTCCTAAGAAGACAAAGGTTGAGCAAGAAGCTCGCAATCGCATTAACGTTCCAGAAGAAGACTGGACTACTGGAGATATTGTTGCCGAGTTTTACGATCTCTACATGCAGATTCATAACGGTGCGCCAAATCAAGTTAATGGCAAACATCTGATTACTTGGATTAACAAACGAGTAGGTGAAGGCGTACAACGTATTGATATCCTTACAGGAGTACGAAGGTTCTTTGATGATCCTCGCGCTATTGCAGACCCAGGTACAGGGCTTCCAATTTACCAACGCTTTATGAAGTACTACGGAAGTGTTCACGGAATTGTAAGTCGAGTTGACGAACCGATTGGTTTAGACGAAGATACGCTAGCGCATCAGGAAAAGATGCTGAAACTATTGGAGAGCTAATGTACAAACTTGAAGACGTTGCTCCAAGTGTTCGTGCACAGATCAGAGCAGCCAGTCTCCCAATGAAAACCATTGGGTTGGAGTTCTCTGACCTGACCCCTAACCCAGCCTTTGAAAAGGTGCAGATGTGGATTAAATCTGTACTGGCTGGCAAGGTTGTGCAGGCGGCTGGAAACCCCAATTGCGGCAAGGGATTGCTATTGCTAGGTAAACCTGGTCACGGCAAGACTACTCTGGCCTCTGTGGCCCTCCAGGAGCTTCTGAGAGGTATGTCAGCCGAGTCTTGGGGGTCTCCAGATTTGACTCCAAGGCGTCCAGCCCTGTTTATGGACTATCCCAAGCTTTTGCGCCTTCAGAAGTCTCAGTGGTCTGATTTTGACGACAGCGTAGAAACTATGATCAATGGGATCTATGGAGACGGTCCCAAGGAAAACCTCATTCGAACATTTGTTCTAGACGATTTGGGTAAGGAGCACAAAACTTCTTCCGGTTGGGCAGAGGACACGTTTGAT